TCTCTTAAAATCAAAAAAATCAAAATTTCTTTTTCTATCAAATTTTCCATAAAAAACAATCGGTTCACATTGCCTAAAATGAAAACAACTCGCCCCGCTTCTTGAATTTTTCTTATACCACATTCCAATATCTAAAACATACTCATCAACAATTTCCTCTCTATACCAACCAACATCTTTGACATCTAAAATATCATACCAAATACTTAAATTTCTCGGACCGGGCGTGATAATAACTCTTTCGCAATCAAGCAATTCAAAAAAATTCTTACAAAACTTCGCATAATCATCATATTTCATTTTGTCATTATGCTGATTATACGAAAACCCGATATTATACGGCGGGTCGGTAAAAACCATATCCGCCTTCCGTCCATCCATCAACCGCTCCACATCCTCGCGCTTCGTGCTGTCCCCGCACAAAACCCTGTGCTTGCCTAATTCGTATAAATCCCCCAACTTGCTTTTGCTTTCTTTAACTTCGGGTATCACATCGTCTTGGTCGTCCGGCTCAATCAATAAATCCTTATCAAATCCCGTCAAGTCAAACATCTCATCGCTCAATCCTTTTAATTCTTCAATCGCCAACCCCATATCCCAATCGCTCTCGTTTAACTTGTTGTCGGCCAGCCGGTATGCTTTGGCTTGCTCATCGGTTAGATTAACTTGCAATACCGGAACATCGGTCATTCCAAGCAGTTTGGCGGCTTCGTAGCGTCCGTGTCCAACGATTATTACGCCGTCCTTATCGGTTACAATGCTTTGATTAAAACCAAACTCCTTGATACTGTTTGCCACCTGCTGAATTTGTTTTTTATCGTGCTTTTTGGCGTTCGCGGGATATGGTTTTATCTCGCTAATTTTTATATTTTCTATTTTCATTCTATTTCTTTTGTTTTAAACTACTTTCCTAATCCGTCAAATCTCACACTACATTGAGAATAATCTTTATCTTTTATTCTCACCCCAAGGCTGTGGATTTTTTGACTGACTTTTAGATTTGTGTGGACATCACGATAATTCTCACGCTTCGTCCTTGCCTTCGTCCAACATCTCTTCGCAATCGTGCTCGCCGGTGGCATACCCGTGATCGTAGGCTCTCTTTTTTTCTTCTTCCAAAACTTTCCGCGCTAAATCCCGTTCCCGCTTCATTTCTTCGCATTCTTCTTTGAGAATTGCGATTTGCTCTTCCGCAACTCTTCGGGTTGCTTCGCAGAACGGGCAATAATGCGTTTGGCCTTCTTCGTTTTCGTTGAACATATGTGTAAAATGTGGACATATTATTTTTTACGGTCTGGATACGCTTCTCCTGCTATTTTCTTTTTATTGATTCCGTTCCATTTTTTTCCCTCCTCTCCAAGTTTTGCGGGGCAATATTTACCGCTCAATTTCGTGAATCTACTTTATTCGCATATTGCACCGTTGTATTAGTTGGCTTCCGCCACCCGCAAAAGCTGGAGAGGAGGGGGTTATTTTCATATTTTTTAATTATTTCTCAAAATCTCCAAACCTTTTTCAATTATTTTCGGCTTTTGGTTCATAGGTTTTTTAAATTATTCATAAATTCTTTAAACCATTTGTCTTTCAGTTTAGACTTTGTGTCCATATTGCCCTTACTTTCAAAAAATGCTTTTGCATTCTTAAAATTGTTCTCCCACATTTCCCAACCTATATTTTCTCTCGGCAACGCCGAGCAATTCTCAAAAACTTCGCTGGCTTTTTTGTTTTTCATATTTTTATTTTAATAATTTCCGCCCAAACTTCTTTGCGTTCTCCAACCTCTGGCGCTTCATCTCGCCTGGCACAATCCCCAACATTGCGCTGGCCATCTTCACATCAGGCTTTTCCGGCTCCCAGTCTGTGGCGGTTTCGTGCCATCCGGTGCCGGCAAGATTGATATATTCTTCGCATTGTTTGTTTTTGCAAATGCGGATTGAGTTGTGGCACATCATCCCGCCCTCGCTCTTGCGCCGGTATTCGGCAAGAGGCTGGTGGCACCGGTGGCAATGAGTGTTGGCGACGATCGCCGCGTCCATTTTTTGTGTCGGCATATATAGTTTTATTTTCTTAAAATATCCGCCAACTCCCGCCACGCCACAACATTTTCGGGCGCGGTGGAATTGTCCGCATACCATTTTTCTATCCCAATAATTTTTCGTTGTAATGAGTTAATATGCTCAAAATACGAGCAAGTCATTTTTTTAATTTTATCTCTCAACTTTTGGTTTTCTTTTTCCTTGCATTCGCACCAAAAACAATACGGTTCACTTGGTAATCTTTTTTGTTCTGGAGCCATAATTATAGATATTTATTATTTTTTAACCCTCAAAAATTTCCGGCACGCTGGCTCTCTCCGGCCAACAAACCACAATCTTGCGAATTGTCGGCGGGAATTTATGCTTTGCAAATTCCTTGACTGCTTTGGAAACATCTCCCCGATTGGTTTTTACCTGAATAAATAATATCTCTTTGCCGTTCATTGCAATTAAATCACTGGCGAAAATATCGGTGGCAATCCACACCATCCGGCCTTTAATCGGCATTGGCTTTTTTACTTCGGCATTAGCGACTTCGTAGCCCTCGGCTTCGTAAAAGTGTTTGGTTTTAAGGCGGTAATAATTCCCGCGCTGGATTTTATTTGTCATTGATTTGCTTTAAAAAATGCTTTTGCGAACCCTTGTGGGGTAATCGCCCTGCGCGCTTGTGGGTTAAACTTGCCAAACGCTTCGGGGTGAATATCTTTTCTTTGCATATAGTCAAACTTCAAGATATGGACGCGCCCAACTTCCTGTTCCGCCGCACAAATCAAGAATTATTTTTTGTTGGTTGCTCATTGAATTATCGCCTTATAGCTTTTGCCATCAATTTTGACTTCCACTTCTTTGCCGGATAAATCGCACTGTTGCTTTTCCCTCAATCCAGTTTCTTTCACTTTTCCGTATTTTATGTATCCCGAAACAAATCTCCCGCAAGTCAATGTTTCTTCTCCATCCGTAGTTTCTTTCCATTCGCAAACTCCAATAAAAACCTTGCCTTTCACTTCGTATTTTCCGCCAACTTTTGAATATAGAGAAATTCTCGCACTGCCGGCTTTCAAATCACCGCCGACTTCTTGCCACCCGCCGACTTCTTGCGACCCGCCGACTTCTTGCCACTCGCCGATTTTTTGCCACCCGCCGACTTCTTGCCACTCGCCGACTTCTTGCGACCCGCCGACTTTTTGCGACCCGCCGACTTCATCAAATTTCTCTACTTGATAATTTCCGCCAACCTTGATTGATTTTTCGGCTTTTAGATATTTAACTTTTAGATTGCCAGTAATTTCAATGTCGTTCTCAAAATAAACCGCTTCATCCAGATTGATAAAATCTCCGTCAATTTTTGTGTCTTCATAAACTTTAAAATTCACCCCGCGAAATGTTTTTGTTTTCATATTTTTTTATTATTTTGCAAAATTAGTCATCGTAATTTTTGCACTTCTCTGGTCGCTTTTGTCTGTTTCAACTTGAAAACTTTTTTCCAACGCTTCCACAATCTTGCCAATCGTAATGGGATACTGGGCGATTATGTCCAGCGTGATGCGGTTGTATTCCGCCCGCTGGCTGGCGATAAATTCTTTACCGACTTCGGTTTTTTGTTCGGTGGTCATATTTTTATTCTTCAATCACAAATCCCAACGCCGCCAAAAAATCAGGTAATTGCGATTTTTTAAGTTTTTTAGTTCCGCCTTTTCCGTAAAACTTAGCGTTACATAATTCGGCTCCATACAGGTCGGCGCCATACAGGTTGGCTCCGCGCAGGTTGGCTCCGTACAGGTCGGCTTCGCGCAGGTCGGCTCCGCGCAGGTTGGCTTCGCGCAGGTTGGCTTCGCACAGGCCAGCTTCGCGCAGGTTGGCTTCGCGCAGGTTGGCTTCGCGCAGGTCGGCGCCATACAGGTCGGCGCCATACAGATTGACTCCATACAGGCCAGCTCCGCGCAGGTCGGCTCCGCGCAGGTTGGCTTCGCGCAGGTTGGCTTCGCACAGGCCAGCTTCGCGCAGGTTGGCTTCGCGCAGGTTGGCTTCGCGCAGGTCGGCGCCATACAGGTCGGCTCCGCGCAGGTTGGCTCCGTACAGGTCGGCTTCGCGCATAGAAATACCGTTGGCTTTCGCTTCTTCCACCGCTTCTTTCCAAGTTGTTTTTTCGCTTTCAAGAATTATTGAACCAGTAAATCGGTTTTTAATTTGGATATTTATTTTTTTAGTTTCTTTTTTGTTTTTATTTTCTTCAATTTCGGAAACATACTTTTTTACTTCTTCTAAATTCAAAATTACTTGTTCTTTTGTGATTGACATATTTGTTATTTTTTTAAAATGGGATTAAACTGACATCAATTTCTTTATCGTAAGCTCGGACATCGGCCTTTATCTTTTCAAGTGCGGGCGCGGGTTCACGCTTGCCAAATATCTGTTCTTTCATCTCTTTGAAACGGGCAACGCGTGTGGCTTCATAGTCAGGGTCGTTTTCGGCTTGCGCTTTTTCGCGGTAGTATTTCAGGGTTTGTAGGGAGGCAAACATTTTTTTTAACTCATTGTATTTTTTGCAGTTATCTCCGGTGTTAATTATCACGTCATCTTGCCTTGTCTTGCCCATTTTTAGCACTCCTTGCCCTTGCAAATACTCGCATTCGTGCCATTCGGTAATCTCGGGATGTTGCGCTTCCCAATCGTTTAATTTTTTTTCAAACGATTTAATTTTGTCTTTTTGCGCTTGGTCGGACAAATCATATTCGTCAATCCCTTGCTTTATCATTCCGCTGGTGAAATCAAAGCCCTTGATGTCTTTTGACAAAAATGTCTGCCCGCCAGCTTCAAGAATTTTATCAATTAAATGCTCTTTACCTTTTGGTTGGGAAGCAATCCACATTTCATTGATTCGGATAGCATCATCTTGGGATACTTCAATCGGTAGTCTTCCAACAATGAAAATTTTTGCCATATTTTTTTAATTTATTTTTCTGAATATCGGCTGTTGCGGTTTATTGCCAATCAACCGCCACTTATTAACCGAATCCTTAGAAAGACAGCTTGAAAGGGAAACATTTTCCAACTCGCGGCACTTGTCGCTGTCCAGATACCACTCAATCAGCGCGCGGATATTCTCAACCCCCAGAGATAGCGCGCTTTTAAGATTTTTGCCGTCCGCGCCGTCTATCTTGGGTCTAAACCCGAATTTGCTTTGAACCAAATCCGAATAGAATTTAAGAATTTCCGCGTGCGCCGACTTTGTCGGCAATATCTTTGTTTCTCTTTGTTTCTCTTT